GCGGCTTGCTGGACTTTGTTTTTGAGCTGCTTGTTGTTGGCTGCTCGGGCCATCTTCTTGGCGGACTTGGCCTTCGGGCCTTTTGTCCCCGGAACAATTTGCTCCGCAATATGGGCAGACATATTCAATGAATCCCATAAATCGATAAAAGAAATCCGTTCTCTTTTTAAAATGGAAAGACTAATCACGCCAGCAACCAGGGGCTCGCTAAGCCCCAGAACGGATACAAAACCAATAACTCGTCTACCACAGCAGCTACTGCGGAAAGTGTTTTTGTGGGTGACAATAAATTGTCGCCTGGTTTTAAAGCCAGAACTTTCAACCCTTTGTTTTCTAATAACAATGAAAGAAAAGACAAAACAAAACAAAAATCTCTCAACACGACACGGCATAAGAATACCAGAGCTTTTCTAGTTGCTCAACTGTGAGCCTGCATGGAGCTACTAAGGGATATTCACTAGTCAAACGAAAAGGAACACCACTAACTTTAAAGTCAGCAAGATAATCTAAAATCTTGTCCATAACAGCAACGGCTTCGTCGTTGGGATAAAACTGCGTACGAATGCCGCATACTCTTTCATAGCAAGCTCCGACACCAGAACGCCCATTGTGACGTTTACGGTTTTGCTTCCAACAAGCAGCAGAGAGAGCACGATCAAGTGAAGGGACCAGGACCCAAACTGGGCCATAAGTGGTTAACTTCAAAGCTTTCCCACATTGGAGGAAAGTGAAGCCACTCTGGATTTCAGGTTGAAATCCCAGTTCCTTATAGACGCGAGCTAAGAGCTCATACTGAGTGGTATTACTGGAAACATCATCACCAAGGATTAGGCATACAGTAAAATGCACACCTCTCCTAAGGCAAATGATCCGAATAATCACATGGCAGATAGTGTTGATAAGAAGAGTAAAGTATGCACCAGATGGCATACCACATCTCTTCCTATACAAGTGACCATCATGGACGTAATAGGTATAGACAAGAACATCAAAAATGTTCCTGAACCTCACATAATTTTCAGCTGTCTGATATTTTGGATGCAAACACTTAAAAAGCACCCAACCAGCCAAAAATATGCACCAAGCAGGAAGAGAACCATCCCAACCACCCACATCAAGAGATTCCGTCAAATCTTGCTGCAGGATATTGTGATATGTTCTGTGCTGAGCAGATGCTCCCATTACAGGATAAATTGGAAAAGGCAATGACTTAAACAGTCTTAAATTGTCTGTGAACCAAGATGAAAGGGTATCATGCACATTCTTAAAAAGAAGCAAACACCAAACATAATGATCCAAAGCCATACATTGAAAAGACCTTACTTTTCCACGCTCAACTTTGACTGCTGGTAACAGCTCAACCTTCGGGGAGATTGTAGCGTACGTGAAAGCAAAGCAACCAGAATCATAAGACTGAAAACACTCATATAATGCAGTGTCTTCAACATCAGAACGCGCATAGGCAGCTAAGAATTCACTAACTATGATTCCTTTGTTGACACCATGCGGCTGGAATTTTCTGCCTGTCGCGGCGTCAGAAGATAACTCCGTGACGATGTCCACCTTTTCGAAAATTGGTGAACAAGTTCCTAAAACCTCTGAAAAATAGTCCATGACATCTCCTTCGATAGATTCGAAGTCATAGTAAGGATAGGGAGTATCAGAACGCTGGTACTTAGCCGCATCCTTGTCATAGAACTCTTTCTCAAACTGCATAGGCAGAAATGCATCCGGATCATAACCGAGACTTTTGACAAAGTCGTAGGAAACATCTGGAGACAAAACCGCTTCATGCAGGGGGTCCGCACCACCCACATAAGCAATCGCACCTTCACGACTGCTCTCCTTCCATACCGGGAAATAAGCCTTCAGCTCATCATGCGAGTGGAAACTCGGGCCCCAAGTTAAAGAAAATTTACGTTCTTCAACGCAACAGCAATGGGAATGGCTAGGTTAGAACCAGCATGCCCAAAATGGACAGCAACTGGAACTGTTACTGCTGTGCGCGCCTCATTGAGGACAGTGCCCCAAACCAAAGCACCTGAATCACCTTCCTGCGTAGTTATCTCATGAACCACAAAACCTTCACGATTTAGACGCAGTGTACCACCACTTGTACTCTTGCTTACAAGGCTGAAAATCATACCTTGAACAACTGAGTCACAATCCAAAACGTTTGTCAATGATGTCTTTAGGACTTTAAGGCCGCCTCCAGTATATTCAAAGGCTGTGCCAGTTTCCTTTACAGACCCCACAGAGTATGTCCATTGCTTCCAAAAAGCAATGGGCATCTTCTTATCCGTGGAGGGAATGTAGACACTAAAGTCGTACCCATCCCCTTTTTCATCAGTAATGTGGCCATGAGTGGCAGGGCAAATAATCACAAGGGGGTTTCCTGACCCACGAGCAGCAGCCACAAACCCACTAAGGGTGTGTGTGACTCCCCTCTTGCGATCAAAAATGTCAACTAGGCACATAGATTGTATGTTCCTGTTTGACACTGTGGGAGAAGAAGCAACTTTAGCCTCCATCTTGACTTTCTTAGCCTTCTTCACAGCCTCGTCAGAGCGAGCGGTTGTGTGCAGGGCTTCAGTCTTAGGGGACTTCTTCTTCTTCTGCTTCTTATCCTGCTCAACTTTCACATCTTCCTTCTTTGATTCATGATCACTCTTTGACTCATAATCAAATTGGAAGCTCTTGTGATTGTTGGGAAGTTGCCAGCTATCCTTATCCTTGGGCGGATGATTATCACCAGGCCCCTGGTCAGCAGGATAATTACTATGGCGTTTCTTCTTCCACTCACTCTTGTTAACACGCGTGAGTGCCTCGCGCATCAACTGACGCTGAGCACTAGCACGATAGAAACAAAAGTAGTAGTAAAAGACTGCGGCTAAAAGAATTGCCGCTGCAGCAATCTTTGTACGCTGCGTTGTGACCCACTGACTCGTACTGTCCTCATAAACAGTACTCTCACTACGAGTAAATGTAAAAGTGACAGTATCATGATAAGTTGTGGGCACAGGTGAATCATCAGGACCAAGAGTTGCTTCAGAAACAAGCTGAAAAACAGCTTGAGACTGCGCAACAACAGGGCCAAGAGACACCACGCATGACCCTTCAGCATAACCCAAGCCCAAACGGCTGGATAGAATACGGGGTTTACCAGTAGTCAACTCGTGTGCTGTAAATGAATACGCTACACTTTTGGCATCTGGATGCGTGGCGAAATACTTGCGTGCTACATCAGACGCAATCCATTTAATGGAAAACGCAGTTTGATTGGATTTCAAGACCTCCACCTTTGAAGTTGCTGGCCACGACTCCGTGTAATCCCACTCATCCACCATCAAGGTTGGAAAGAAGGACTCCACAGCATCATGATAAGCATCGGGAAGGGAAACGCCAAAAAGACGAATCAAACCACTTAAATTACGCCAGACACTGTACACTGAAGACAGTGAAATTGCTGTCAAAGCAACGTACAATGCAGAAACACGCAAAAACGGTGCCCAGCGAGTAAGAAGGGACCGTGAATCACCATCAGGAATATCAGTGTGCACATTACCATCCTCATCATAGTAAACAGTGACAGATTCACGATGAACTATTTCTACTTCACCACGAATAAGTTTGTAAACCCGATAAGCAAACAACACTGTAGATATGGCAAAGCGCAGACCAGTTAAGGCTGCAACAATCGCAATAGCAGTGGCAAGAGCATTCGAGTACCATGATATCGTTTCATAACTGGCACCAGAAACTTCATAGCCAGTGAGATAACGAATGGTATGGCGCACAAAAGTGTTCCAAAACTTAACAAAGCGGCTGTAGAAAAACCACTTGAGGCGCTCAATAAGTGCCCTAAGCAGTAGTATCACAGTCACAGTGAAAAGGAAAGTGAGGATTAGGGCAACACAGTGCTCCAAGAGCGAAAGTGACCCGAGAGCTAAGATTAGACTCTCCATCCCTAAAACTAAAAGAAATAGG